GAGAAGTATCATCGTGATCCGAATACAAGGAAATGTTATGGTCGAGCGTGGAAACGCATTCGTGACAGCTACGTGAAGACCCACCCGTTCTGTGAACTTTGTTATGAGAAGGGAGTGCTTGTCCCGGTGGAAGAAGTCCACCATAAGCTACCCTTACGAGAAGGTGGCACACATGATAGGAGCAACCTTATATCACTGTGTAAACCGTGTCACGTAAAGATCCATGCCGAGCGTGGTGACCGTTGGCATGGAAGAAAGAGTGATTCATATGAATGATAGTCATGATGGTCAATGACAAACTTATTTCATTTTATTTTTCCAAATGATGGTCATTTCCGAAAAAGGGTAGGGGCGGTCGTAATCTCTACGATCGAACTCACCGGGCAACGGTGCGGCCCCTTCGCGTGCACTTTTAGCATTTTTGAACGACCTATAACACCCAGAAACGTTAAAAAGTAATAGGAGATGAATGATAATGGCGAGAGACGGAACGGCACGCGGCTCGAACATCAAGGTCAATGCAGGCCGGAAGCCCAAAGCGCTCTCGGAAAAGATAGCAACCGGCAATCCTGGCGGAAGAAAGCTGCAGGTAATTGATTTACCAGAAGTAGCAAATCTTGACGGAGTAGATGTTCCAGAACCAAGTGCCTATATAAAATCAAAGCAGAAGGCTGGTGGTGAATTTGATGCAGAACGTATCTATCGTGAAACGTGGATATGGCTCAAGGATAAAGGCTGCGAGCGATTAGTGAGTAAGCATCTGGTAGAACAGTATGCGATGTCCGTATCCAGACTCATGCAGTGTGATGAAGCAATTTCTGAATATGG